AGACTTATATCCTCTTCCAACTATTTCAGGTAACCTGATAGTCTTAGTCTTCAAGTTCATCTTCTCCTTCGAACTTAGGAACTACGATTTCTGCTTGAACCTTATCAGTGAATAGTGCATATCTTTTTCCAAGCAATTCCGCAGCTTTATTTGCATCAGAAAGTTTTGCAGGAATCTCAACAATTTGAGGAACTTCTTCTTTGACTGTTTTCTTTCTCGGCTTTCCATCTCCTGTATCGACATACTCTGAGCGTTCTTTTGTCACTGTAACAACAACAGATTCTTTCATTTCTCGTCGCATTACTTTTGTGAGGTATTCCATGACTTCTTGAACATCTGCCACATTGTTACTGTGCGCTTTCTCAAGACACTCATCCACATATTCTCTGATATGCGGTAAAGCTAATAACCTGGATGCATGCTTTGATGCATTATCTCGGCTCTTGCAATTCTTATAAACTTCCAAATAAGCATCCACTGCGTTCATCGTTATCAAATATTTCTCACAAAAAAGCTTTTGCTTTTCAGTCAGTTTAGCCATAGAATTCCTCCTTTCTATTTAGGTACAAAAAAAGCACCTTGAATTAACAAGATGCTTAGATAGCGTTTAAAACTTAAACTGATATTTTTTAACAAATCGAAAAGGCGCTCCGATTCGAACGGAGGTTTCCTCAGTGCATATCATAAAAAGATAAGCATACATCAAAGTGTAATTACCCCTATACGACTACCTTTTCTTAATTTTATTTAACCATAAACCGTTTTACACGGTCAACCATTTTTCTCTCCTCGTCAGAACACCTTTCTTGCATAAAAAAAACCAAGACCTCTGTCTTGACATAATTTCTTATGATATTAGTTTACCACTTATTCAAGTACACAGTGTGCACCAATATAATAAAAGCCCATTTACCGGCTATATATATGGACTTATTCTTTATATATAATATTATTCTAATTAGATTGTATAGTTAATCTTGTTTGATTTCGGATCAACATAAAATCTAAAAGCTTTCTTACCGTAATCTTTTGCGTAATACGTTACGCCATCACGTGTAAAGTGAGTACAAAAAATAACTTTTTGTTGCTTCATATTACATTCCTCCTTTCACAATCTTGAAAGGAGCGTCGCAAAATGATACAATTCAATTGATCTATTGAAGAGTTTAGCCGCATTTTGTGTGCTCATCTCAAGATTTTAGAATCAAGTTGCAGCTTGATTCTTTTTTTATATTCAATGTTCAAAAAAAGCTGAACATTCAATATAGTCTATTTTTTAAAATTTTCAACTTGTATCTTTGCACATTGCCAAGATACTTTACAATTTTTCACGATATCATTTGCACTCATATTTTTTACTAAATCCATAGGAACTAAAAGCTCAGCTGCAAATGTATTTGCTTGCCATTCCGGGTTTATATAGAACGGAATTTCTTCGTTTGCTCTTGCAAAACGAATGTGATTCGCCGTATGGAAAAGGTAATGAAACAATTCATGCGCTAACGTGAATCTAGATCTCCCGTCTCCATTAATTGCTTTTTCGTAAACGTCTGACCGCACTACCATCTCATGAGTATCAGGATATGTTATAGCGTAATGTCCAGGTGTGATTTCATCTGGCTCAACAATACTCAGAGAAAATTCTTCATCAATTGTTGGCAACACAACATCAAGAAACTTAACTATCGGAAAACAATATCCCTTAATATTGAAAATTTTTCTAAGTCTTTTAGCAATTAATCGAATCTCATTTCTTGACAAACCATCCGCCTGGCACATTGTACTCATAAGCAACTAATCCTCCTTTAATACTTTTTCAATAGCTTTGATTTGATTCTCTGATAATGAATCAAACTTTCGAGCAAAAGCATTGGCTAAGCCCGCTAAATCAGCATCTTTCCCAATCAGATTTATATTCACGTTCTGTTTAGATAAATCCGCTGCTTTTTCCAGATTTTCTATCTCATTCTGTGAAAGACTGTATAAAGAAGTTAATGAACTAATAAAAGATTTTGGAATTGCTTTTTTTCCATGCTCAATCGCAGATAAATACGATGATTTCACACCTAAACTATCCGCCATTGTTTTTAATAGTTCTCCTCGATCTAAACGAATTTTTCTGACTTCCTTCCCAAACGCTGTAAGCATAAAGCAGTCCTCCTATCATTTCTCTAATGTCCATAGATATTATCTCATAAAAAATTAATATGTCAACTTTTTAAAGTTATTATTTTAACTTTGTATGGGTTAACTTT